ACAAACGGACAGACCTGTTCTCGCGCCTTAATGCGCCGCTTGATGATGTCGCGGAGGATCCCTTCGAGGGGCAGCGCTCGCGGTTTTTTGTTCTTGGAAAATTTCTCCGGCAAGGTCGCCGTCCAGCTGTCCAGGTCCAGCCAATGCCACTGCATGGCCTTCGGTTCGCTCGACCGCCAGCCGGAGTGATACAGAAATTCGATGATGTCCCTTACGTTATGGTCTGGTATCTCATCAAGCAGAGCATTGAAGTCGGCAATGCGGAGAAAGCCTTGACGGACATTCTCTTCCACCAGCTGCGCCACTACCGGAACTGGCAGACCTAGCAGCTTGATTCCAAGCTTCACGTAAGCAGTCTCGCGATTGACGGTTGACGGCGCCGCGCCGGCTTTGAGCCGTGCCGCCTGATATTGCTCAATGGTGTCTTTGTCGATGTCCATCACGCGATGAAACTTAAAACCGTCCTCTATACGCGGCCAACAGTATTTGACGTTTTTGAAGCTCCTATTTTGTTTCCGCGTGTACTCCTGCTCGATTTGGGCAAGCATGTCGTCAAGGGTATAGCGCCGCTCCCGCGCCGTCCGCGGCTTTTTGTCCATCGCCTTCAATCGCGTGAGTAGAAGCTTTTCCGCTGTGCTTTTGTCGGCGGTCTCGGCGGATTCTCGAAACTCCTTGCCGTGCCAGCTGTAGCGGATCCACCAGGTAGAGCCGCGGAGATAAACAGAGCCATGGCCCCTCATAAATTCCCCCTGAATTTCTTAGACTCAATCCACTTCAAGAGCCCTTGCCGGCTAAAGCGCAACAGACGTGGCCCCAGCTTACGAGCAAAGGGCAATTTTTTGTGCTGGTGATAGAGATATTCGGTGGAAACTTTCAACAGCTTCGCCGCCTCTTCGGGGTCTAACAGTTCGTCGCCATTGCCCGCCGCCTTCATCGCATCCTTGACCGCCTCAGCGATGAGCGCCCTTAGCTGCTCTGGCGTCGTGACGATGATCGGATTATCTGCCATCGCCGCCCGCCATGATCCTGTCCAGACCTGTGATTTCGTCGAAGACGTGTTCTATCCAATAAATCGCTTCTTCCGCATCAAGCCAGTTTGCGAGCCGGCCGACGAGCGCCATACGGATGACATCCAACTCCGAAAATCGCCGGTGCCCTTCACGCTCGCGGTCTGCATCAAAAGTGATGTACCCGCGGTCAATCCAGTTGCGGAGTCGAGTCTCTTTTTCGCCGGAGGCATGAGCAGCAGTCCCGAATGGCAAATAGTTTCCGGTGCGGCTCTCCTGCACGTCAAGGCGAGCGTAAACGCCCCTTATGATAGACCCCAGGTCAACGGTTAATTTGGTGTCGAGTTTCCGTAGTTGCTCTCTTCCGTAGCTGTCGTCCCCGCTCGCTGGTTCTCTAATTCCTTTTTGGCGCCTAGCGGCATTGATTGCGCGGAGTCGCTTTCGTGTCTCTCGGTCGATGCCTCGATACCTGGCGCCTATGAGATGGGGAGGGAAGGGCAGAGGCTTTTTGTTGGGCTTGTCTCTTCTCTTGTCGATTATGAACACGCCTAAAGCAGGTTCCATGATCGTGTCGCCGCGTGGCAACAGTGTTGCAACCTCTGGCCCCTTGTAGAACACGAGCGTAAAAAAGCGTAGAGACTGAATCAGCGGGACGTTGACTTTCACCGTCCCCTAAACTACATCAGGTGACGCAAATATGTCAAACCCCAGCCGCCGGCCGCGGGTTCCAGCCTTCCTCTTGCCTGATTTCATTGGCGTCGAGAATCCCGGCTTCAACCGCAATCTTCCAACTCTGCCACCGCTGCGCCGGGTCGGCGCGCAAAAATGCGCTCATGTCGACTTCAAGGCGATGACTTCGCCGGGTCGCTTCGCTGAACACGCTTCGGCTAAACTCCGATTCAATCTTTCGGATCCACGGCGACAGCGTGTGCATGGCGAACCAGCGGCCAACTGTTTCGGTATTGGTAAACGTGCCGTGTGTCAGGTCGCCGACGATTGGCGGTGGTACGCCAAAGAGCCGCGCTAATTCTTCACCAGTGAAGCGCCGCGATGCTAGAAATTCGGCATCCTCGGGATTGATTGAAATTTGTTTCCATCGCAATCCTTGATCTAAAATCAACGCCCTTGCGGTGTTGCGAGTGCCGGAAAAGCCTTGCTCGAAGTTTTTCCGTAGCTGGTCGCGTTGCTCGGGATTAAGCTTGCCGTCTACTTCGAGCGCGCCCGAAGGATTGACGCCGTTTGAATAAAGGTGATTGGCGAAGTCTTGGATGCTCAAGCCGGCCTGCACAACCGCCGCGGCTCTCCGCAATCGGCTAACGCCTATCAAGCCGTCGTCGCTTCGGTCCTTCAAAAAAAATACTTCATCTTGGAGCAAGCGCCGCGTCTTGCCGGTGCCGCCGAACATCGAAGTGATTTCGGTCACGTCGAATACAAGCCGGCCGTTGGGTAGAAGTTGAACGTTGATGTGCTCCCACGGTATCGGTCGGAGCTCTACCACGGCGCCGCGCGCGTCGGTGATGATTTCGCTCAAGCCATTACCGCGGAGCACTACCGATGCCATCTGCCATTCAATCCAATCGCTCCACGTTTGATGCTGATTCGGTCCATTCTCGATGAGCCGCGCTAGCGGATGCAGGTCGTCAGTGAGCCAGCCGGCGCCGTCCCATCGCTGAACATACGCCGGCAAGCTCGCCATGGCGCTACTGATAGCGCCGACGCAGGCGAGCACGGTGCTTAAATTTTCTGCTGCGTGCGGATTGGCTGGATAGGCGCCGCTCAAATCAATGCCGTTTTGCAGCAAGTCCCAGCTGGTAACGTGTCGCTCTTCTACCGGGTCAAGGTAGTCGGCTATCCGTCGAATCAAGCCCATCGATTGCAAGTCTCCAAGTAGAGTTTGGCGAGATTGAGCCGCGGTGTCCTACTGCGCGCGTTGACGGTCGTTTCTGGATACGCCGGCCATGCGCTGACAACGGAGATTTCCACAAGATTGACGCTCCGGAGTTCGCGCCGGTTCCCGGTCCATCGTTCGCCGTCTTTGCCGTTGACGACAAACCCGAAGCTCATCCCGCCTATGTCGTTGCGTTCAACCAATGCCAACACGTCTTTGCCGGCTTGTGTCTCGGGCAAGCTCAAGTCGAATTGAAGTCCTTTTGAGTCTTCGGTCAACTTGAGAGTTCCGCTCCTTGTGCGAGCAAGAACCTTGCTCCGGTCATGGTCCACAAGTGCGAGCACGTCGGCGCCGCTGGCAAGAGAAGACTTGAAGGCGCCGGGTTGAACGACTTCGATAAAATCGGCAATGCGTGCTTCAACGCCAAACTTCGCGGCATAGCCTTCCAAGCGCCTGCCGCCCGCATTGGCTCTTAGCTCTGTAACCGCTCGGTATTCGGTCAATAGTTTGGGTAAGGTCATGTTGAGTTCGTGCGTTATAGGTCAACTGTGCGCGTTTTTTTTGGAGGCCAGGCGGAGAGAGGCCTTATTCTCCCTCCGCCTGCGCGACGCGAGCCGGATGAATCCCCGCGTCTACGTCGAATCAATTATGACGGCGCAACCAAGGTGATGCCGTCCAGGTAGCAGAACGCTTCGCCGTGTCGGATGAGAACGTCGGCATCAAGGTAACCGCGAATATGAACGTTGCCGGCAAGGTATGCCGTGCTCTCGAACGGATTTACCAAAATGTCCGCGCCGGCATCGCCCCAGAAGGCAATAATCAACTCGTTCCAATTGCCGAACACCATCTCGCCTGCGACTGCCGGTGGTCCTGCGTTCGGGTCGCCCGGTAGCGCCGAAGTCGTCAAGAATGGATAGCCGGCTAGATTGCCGCTTAGGTCCATGACAAAACCGCTCGTGCCTGTCGCATCGCCGGCAAGCCGCGGTGTCTGTTGCAGAGTGCTTCTGCACCATGGATTTGCCGCCCAGCCGAGCGAAGTCATCGGCACGTTGCTCGATTCGACGTAGGCCACGGCCGAGAGAATATCCACATAGGCCGGCACGCCAACGGCCGCGATGGTATTCACGTCGCTGTTGTTCTGGATCCCCTCGGGTTCCGCCGTTGCGGCGCCATCGCCAATCAGCGCCGCGGCATCGACACCAGCGCCCAGCTTCGAAGCAAAGTCGCTGCGAAGAATGCTCTCGATGCTCGGGTTAGTCTGTAGCATCATGCGCCGGGAGTACGTCGTCACTGTGCCGAGAAAATGCGGCTCTCCGGTCACTTGAACGAAGGCATGGTCGGCCGGTGTGAGCGCGGCATTTTCTAAAACCCATTCGGCCGCGGGAGTCGTGGACAGTTTCGGAAGCGCGATGTTGTCTCTAAGTCCGGTCAAGACTCTTGCGCCGAGCCGTACGGCTACCGACGACGGCCGCAATACGTCGATGAATTGTTCCGCCAGAACGTCGGTCTGCACTAAACTGCTGCCGCTTCCCGGTGCGACAATCGTTTGCACACGTTTTTCAACCAAGCATTCCAACGGCACGAACACGCCTCGCGGTTTTCGCCGGCTCCGCTTGGCAAGCTCGCTTGAGATTTCGATTTCACGCCCAGCGTCGACCGCGCGCGGGTCAATCTGCGCTGCGATTGCTCTTTGCAGGGAGAAGTCCTTGCACGCGCGCGTGAAATGGTCGTCTTTGTTTAGGCTCTCGCCGCCTTGCATGCGCCTCTCTGTTTCGTCGATGAGCCGCTGCCGTTCGATGGATTTCTCGACGGCCTCAAGCTGCGTCTTGAACGAATCGAATTTTGCCGCTTGCTCCGCCGACAGGTCGCCGCCGTCGCTCGGTGCGTTCGTGATTTCGCGCATCTCGCGAACGAGATTTGCGCGGCGCTCCAATAGGTCGCGTGTGCTCATACTTTCTCCTTTGTCAGAATGTAATGAATGACTTTGCGAAGGGTTTGGTCGCGTGCGGCACGGTCCAACTCGGACATCGTGTAGCCTTCGTAGAGCGAATCTTTCGCTAGGTCTTCGGCCGTTACGACACGAATATCATCAGGGATAAATCCAAGTTCGTGGATTCGCTCCAACATGGTGACGATGATGTTGCCCACATGGATAAACACATAGGTGTCGGGTCGTTCGTCGGGATGAGCACCGGATAGGCTGAAAGTCTCCCCGCCCGGTACGTGCTGCCCGGCCGAAGTCGTGTAACCTTCGCGCAAAGAACCACGGGCAAAATCCCATTTGCCCCCGTCGTCGCGCCATACATACATGCGCGTGTCGCCGGTCAGGGTTAAAAAGGCCGCCACTGCGTCAAGGTCGGGATTGTGCTCAAATTCCGAAAGGTCGCCGCGACGGAGTCTCTTAGCGCGGTCCGATGAACCATAGGTGCCGCCAATCAATCGCTCGACCAAGCCCGATGCGTCCTTGGCACTGGCCATTCCATGCGCGACAAGTCTCCCGATGAGCGCGATTCGCAACCCATCAAGAAAAGGATAGGTGCGGTGCTTTTCTTTGCCTGGCCGCTCTCGAATAGCGTCAAGGTAGATGTTGTCACGGTCCAACCAGCCCTGAAGCCGTACCTGCTCAACGCCGGCAATGTAAGCGATTTGCGATGTTTTGAATCTCAACGGTGATTGTGTTTTATCCATAGACTACTCCGAAGACACCCTTTACTTACCCGAAATGCCCTAAAGATGTCAAACAAAATCACAACGAACGTTGAATTTAGGCGGAGATGACCAATGGCCCCGAAAAGTCGTATTCCTGCGGCACCGGTTCTTTGGCGTGAAACCCTAGCGCCATCGCGAGCGCGACCAAGCCGTCAACCTTCTCGCGGCTCTTGGCCTTGGAGATTTTCCTTGAGCCGGCCGGGTCCATTTCCACAACCGCGTTGGACACGTTCC